TTGGATGTAAAAGGATTAGATGTTGTTCGTTCTTCATACCCAGCCGCATTCCGTAAGTTTATGGGTGAAGTTCTGATTGAAATTCTTAGAGGTGATACTGAAGAACAACTCACCAATAAAGTATATGATTTCAAAAAAGATTTGGTAAATATGGATGTAGTTAAGATTGCAAAAGCTGGAGCAGTGAAAGAACTATCCAAATACCTACCAAAGAAAAAAGAACAAACGGCTATGTTCCAATTCAAAAGTGGAACTCCTGCTCACGTTAAAGCAGCAATTGCATACAACCAATTACTAACTCACTTTGGGTTAGATAAACAATATGAACCACTAAAAGATGGTGATAAGATTAAATGGGTGTATTTGAAACAAAATCCATATGGTTTGGATGGTGTAGCTATGAATGGTTACAATGACCCAAAAGAGATTATGGATTTAGTAACTACCTACATTGATTATGATAAAATCTTTGAAAGGGAACTCCTAAAGAAATTAGAAGATTTCTACGGAGCACTAAATTGGGGTGAGGTTCTTTCCTCAACCAAAACCGCTGAAAAGTTTTTCGCATTTTAATTTGGTAATGTGAGAAATAATTCGTATATTTGTAAACAATTAAAAAATAAACACTAAAAGTAAATTATGGAAAAAGTAAAATTCGATGGTTTTATTAACCGCTACAACCTTGGTGGAGAGGTTGAATCGGTAATGATTAAATCTGATGATGCAAACCTTTCGGTTCGCATGATTTCAGATGACAAGACTCTTTTGGGTGATGTTACTGTAACCGAAACCGAATTCCCAAATGGTGAGTTTGGTATCTACACTACATCTCAGTTGAAAGGGTTGTTGAGTGTATTGGATAATGGTATCTCAGTAGAGGAAGTAACTGGAGCACTGAAGTTCTCGGATAAGGGAACTAAGATGCAGTATATGTTGGCAGCTCCTTCAGTTATTCCAGCAGTACCTGATTTGAAGGCACTTCCTCCTTTCAATGTGGATATTACATTGGATAATGAGTTTGTAAACAAATTCATCAAATCTAAGGGTGCTTTGGCTGATGCTGATACATTCACATTCACTTGTAAAGATGGTAAGGGAGAAATCATTTTAGGATATTCTTCAATCAACTCTAACCGCATTTCAATCACTGTTGATTGTAAGTGTGATGGTGATGTTCAACCAATCGCTTTCTCAGCAAAGTATTTGAAAGCAATTTTGATGGCTAACAAAGGTTCATCAACATCATCATTGAAAATCTCTTCGCAAGGTTTGGCACATCTACACTTTGTGGATGGGGATTATACATCTCGATACTATTTAGTTGAAATCAAATAATTTACTTCGTAGAAATCAAATAAAAATCTAACTTCCTAATACTTATAGTAAAGGGAAGTTAGATGAACTACGAGAAAATATATAATCAACTAATAGAAAGAGCTAGACAGAGAACCTTCGTTGATGGATATACTGAAATACATCATATTATTCCAAAATCTGAAGGTGGTACTGATGACAAAGATAACTTAGTAGAATTGACAGGTAGAGAGCATTTTGTAGCACACAAACTACTTTGGATGGATGAACCAACCAATTTCAGTAGAGCAGCAACCTACCATATGATGTCAAATCACAGAGGAATCAAATGGGGAGCAACTTACGAATCAGCTAGAAGGGTTTTTGTTGGAGAAAATCATCCACTAAGACAATCTGATGTAAGAAAGAAACAATTAGAAGTAGTAATGGGTAAACCAAAATCCAAAGAACATAAAAAGAAAATTTCTGAAGCACTAAAAGGAAAACCTAAATCAAAAGAATCTATTGAAAAGATGAAAGATAGTTTGCCTGATAGAAGTGGTAAGAACAATGCTAATTATGGAAAGGGTAAACCTATTATTGGTGAAGGTGTAGAATATCCAAATGCTAAAATAGCCGCAGAGAAACTAAATACCACACCTCAAAACATCTTCTATCGTTTGAAATCTCCTAAATGGAATTGGCACTATAAAGATTAGGAAAAGTGAGAATAATTTCGTATATTTGTAAAACATTAAAAGTAACATTATGAGTTTTTGGGACACGGAACCAGCAAAGCCAGAATTCGTTTTTGAGGAAGCGAAGAAGAAATTGATTGAGAATATGGATTACCTTATGGGTATGTCCGTAGAGGAACAAACACTTTACAAAAAGTGGGTGGAGTTGCAGGAAGAATCTATGATTCGAGATAAATCCCAAATTGCCTCTTTGTACGATATTCAATGGAAACCAACTGATATAAATAATAAGGAACTAACCATCAAAGAAATTGAAGAGTTGGAACCTTATGTTGAAATCGTTGATGATGATGCTAGGGAATCTACAAAGTGGACATATCTTCGTAAGATGATTCACACAATGAGTTGGACAGCTAACCCTGGCCGAAATGTGAAAATCTTTATCAAAGATAGAAAGAGTGGTAAACTATTGGGTTTAGTATCACTCGCTTCAGATGTTACCGCAATGGCTGTTAGAGATAATTACATCGGATGGACTAAAGAAGATAAGTTCCAAAATGGGAAGTTGAACTACACAACTATCGCTTCCACTATTGTTTGTACCCAACCATTAGGTTACAATTTCTTAGGTGGTAAGTTGACAGCAATGATGACTACTGTGCCGGAAGTACGAGAGTATTGGAAAAAGAAATACGGACAAACATTGATAGCTGTGGGAACAACTTCCCTTTATGGAATCCATTCTCAGTATAATGGTATTCCACACTTCAAAACTTTGGGAGAATCCGCTGGTAAGATTGCAATCAAACCTGATGATGAGTTCTATGACCCTTGGCACCAATGGTTGAAAGAGAACCGAGCTGAGTGGTACGAAACCGCAATCACAAATGAACGAATTCGAAATGGGGCTAATATGGGAACTGGTGAAGGTGCTAGTGGACCTGTAAGTGGTATCAAACAAAAGATTTTGGGACAAATTTTCAAAGAGTGTGGTATCAAAGCATCCGATTATCACCACGGATTCAAAAGAGGTGTTTATTTCGCTCAAATGTATGAGAACGGAAATGAATTCCTTTGTAGTAAGATTGAAGAATCAGAATTGGTGATGAAGAAGAAGTTCGCAGATGGTGTGGATTACATTAACAATTGGTGGAAAAGACAAGCAATCAAACGATACACCACCTTACACAATGAGGGTAGATTGAAACCTGAAGATTTATTCTACATTGATGGTATTGGAATGAGTTGGGAAGAATTTAAGCAAAAACGATTGTCTGAAGTAGGACGATAAAAAATAAACTATGGCATTTTTCGAAGAAACAAAAAACGAACAAGTAGATAATTCACTTTGGGTTGAGAAGTATCGCCCAACTGTATTGGAAAACTATGTAGGTAACGAACACCTTAAATCAAAGGTTGAAGGTTATTTAGAAACTGGTGATATTCCTCACCTACTTCTTTATGGTAGAGCTGGTACGGGTAAAACCACATTGGCTAAGTTGATTGTAAAATCATTGGATTGTGATTATATGGTAATCAACGCATCGGATGAGAACAATGTGGATACCGTCCGTAATAAAGTGAAAAACTTTGCATCTTCAATGGGATTCAAAAAGTATAAGATTATTATCTTAGATGAGTTTGATTATATGTCTCAGAATGCACAAGCTATTCTTCGTAACTTAATGGAAACTTTCTCACAACACTGTCGATTCATTTTGACTTGTAACTATGTGGAGAAAGTAATTGAACCAATCCAATCTCGTTGCCAAACTTTCCAAATTGTACCTCCAACTAAAAAGGATGTTGCAGTTCAAATCTCAAAGATTTTGGGAAGTGAAAGTATTAAGTATGAACCAAAAGATTTAGTTCCTATTATTGATGCTGGGTATCCTGATATTCGTAAGATTATCAATACTTGCCAAATGAACTCAATCAAAGGTGAGTTGAAAGTAGATACTCAGAATCTTTTGGAAAACGATTACAAAATGAAAGTTTTGGATATCCTCAAATCATCTGATGATAAACGAAACAAATATATGAATATGAGACAAACAATTATTGATAGTAGGGTTACTGACTTTACTGAATTGTTTACTCTATTGTATGATAAAGTTGATGAGTTCGCTCCAGCAAATACCGCAAATGTGATTATCGCATTATCGGAAGGACAGACAAGACATTTCCATTCTATTGATAAGGAAATTCCAATGGCAGCAACTCTAATAGAAATCTTAAATTTAATCTAAAATGGCAAAAATAGTAGGAATGAATGGAGGTGGTAAACCACAAAAACCATCCAACGAATCAGCACAAATGGGACAACCTCAAATTGATTTGGGTAAATCTAAACCATTGGTATGTGAACATTGTGGTTACGATACTTTCGTAACTGGTGGTAAGTTCCGTAGAATCTCAAAACTCCTAACAGGTACAGCGCAGGATGTTATCGTTCCAATCGATGTATTCCTTTGTGGTAATTGTGGAGAGATTTCGCAAGAACTTATGGCACCTGAGTTGAAAGCATTAGAACAATTAGATAAACAACGAGCAGAAGAAAAAGAATAATGGCAGCTACCCTATTTGACCATATTACTCAGATTACCAATGTACAAGACCCAAAGTATTGGGATAAGTTGGATGAATCGGATAAGAAAACTTGGAGCAACTATATGGTGCTCCGTTTCTTATCTATGAAATATGAATGGGTAGAAACCATTGCAACAGTCCAACCATATCTGCAAGAGGTTCCACCTAAAGCAATGTATTTGGCTCTAATTGATTTACTTCCAAAGGGTAG